TAATTATAATCTCCTTCTGGTGAATTAAATAATCCTATTTTTTGTATTTTAATCTGATTAGTCGTCTCATTCCCCACATCCGTAACCTGTTGAAGTGTTGGGGTTGTGGAGGAGCCACCGCCTAGATTTACTATCGGGTTTAAAGGGTCGGTATTATCAACAGCCGAACCCGTTACAGATTGCACTCCGATTTCAGCGTTTATAGGTATTTCAACAGCTATTTCCCAATGGTCTGTTAAAGACATTATAGCGTTTAATTCTTCAGTACAAATCAAATCAGGGAAACCGTTTATATTTAAATACGTTCCTATTCCTGCTAAAAAGAAACTAGGGTCAGCAGGAACGTCAGGAAGTTGCTGACCGTCTGTAACTGATATTGGTAAAAATCCAACACCTGAACCCGCACCAACAGCAGCAGCAACTAAATCTACTAAACTTTGTATCGTTGCTTTTTTTAATTCAGTTCCGTTTGTGTGTGCAAATTCATTAACTAAAGCTAAAGTATCTTCAGGTAATTGGTCTACTCTAATCGTTGTAATATTATCAGGATTTATTGCCATAATTTTATAATTTCATAATTTTTAAAAGAACCATGTAAGGCTGCATATTTTTATTAGTTCCGCTTTGTCCTTCAGTGCTTAATACTCCAGTCTTTAAACCTACTGAATTAGTTGGTGAAACAAGTATTAAATTACCATTGTTTGCAGTGTCATCTTCCGAGCCTATAAACGTGTGACTATGTTCAACTAATATTGCATTTTTAGAGCCTCCAACGGCTTTAATAACGCTATAATTTGAACCGTAACCAATAGAAACTAATCCGTCTAAATTAGGAGTTGTATTTTGACCGTTACAAATTGCCCAACCTTCCATTAACAAAGTACCTAATCCAGTCCCTGTAAAATTAGTATCAATATAAGTTTGATTAACCCATAAATCTCTAATTTCAAATTGAAAAGCATTTGAATTTACATTAATAAAATCAACTAACTCTTGACCTGTTATTTTTTGTAAATCAGTACCGTTTTCAACTGCTAAATTAGAAGTTAATTCTATTGTCCCTGTTGGTAATTCACCAACTCGTATAGTCGTTATTTCTGCTGGATTAATTGCCATCTGTTGTTCTTAATATTAAAGTTGCTGTTTCATCTGTTGTAATTATTACATCTGGGTTACCATCGTTTAAGACAAATTCTCCTAATGTTCTAGTCAAAGGAATACCGTAACCCGTTAAAGTTCCTGAGAATGTTAAAAATGCCTCTACTTCCGATGCTTCTGATATTTCATTGATATAGCATTTCCCATAATCAACTACAGGAAACAAAGAGCCTTGTATTTTCCAATCTAAAAGCGTTTTACTTCTTTTCAATAGTTTTAAACGGTCATAACTAGCGATTGAGAATACACCACCAGCAACGGTTGTATTAACCTGAATACCGCTAAAACTTATGCTGTAATTCTGATTTGATGGTCTTGATGTATTCCAACCGTTATTATCTCTAGTTGTAGTAGGTAACATTTCAGAAGCTTCCGATAATGAATTACCTGTAAGACATCCAATAGGCAACCAAGTACCTAGATATTTAATGTATAAAATCCTATCGCTACCGTTGTAATATTCCATGTTTCAAAGATATAAAATTTATTTAGACTAATTCTAAATTACCCTTTAATTGTTGCTTTAATTGTTGAGTCCCCATAATCGGGTGATATAGTATATTGAATGTCTGCTATATCAGTATTATAAAACTGCAATAATTTTACTTGTGATTTATTTGATTTATAATCATAGTTGTATTCAATAGGCATAAATAAACCCTCTACATTATCAATAGTAACAACTGACATATAAGGTATTTCGCCAAAAACACTACCTGAAAATACTTTAATAGGGTTGGATTGTATTCTTAAATCGTCCATTGCTGAAATACCTAATAAAGGTAAATTTTCAAATTTATCTTTTCTAGTCCAATTATCTGTAAGTGTGATTTGATTTTCTTTATAAAGTGAACCGATTAAAATTCCATTACCGTCGCCATTAAATACTTTTTGATTTTCTTTAGTTATTGAACTAGGAGGCTCAAACCTTGTAACGGTATGAAATTCGCCAACTATACCTTGTTTTGTTATTTCATTATCTAATATTTGAATATAATTAACAGCCGCTGTAATTTGGCTACTTGCTATAACCAATCTAACTTCGCAAATTATAACAGTAATATTACAATCATTAAGTATTGAAGGCATTAACAATTCATAATTTAATGTAAAATCAACATTTTTTTTAGCTACTGTTTTTACTCTTATAAAACTATCGGTCAATGTCCATTGATTATCACCATTTAAAAAATATCCATCTGAAGTAGTTATTTTTATAATAAATTGAACATTAGTAGCAGGTAAACCTCCGTTTTTCCTAGTTGTTACTTGTGTTCTAAAAGTTAAAACAGCATCTGCAAGTGTATTGAATGAAGTTGAAGTAAGTACATCTATTGCGCCAGAACCTTCATTAATAATCATTTTTAAACCTGACGTACTCAAAGCATCGTTAATAACAATAATGTTTGAAGTTGGTAAACTTGGGTTTGTTGTCCAATCGGTAAAAATCATATCTGTATCATGATTTAAATTAGGGTTATCAACAAAACCCTCTAAAAAACCATATTGATAATTTAAACGATATGCAGAAATAGCGCCTTTAACTTCTATTTGCTGATTTGCGTCACAATGATGTGGATAAAAATTATTTATTTGACTACCTAAAACAGCATTTAAATTCTTAAGAAATGAAACGTTTGTAGTTTGATTTATAAATGTAGTAAAACCGTTAAATTCTAAATCGTTTGGTCTATAAATCCACCATTGCCCATCTTGTTGAGTAATTACACCCGAGAATAGATTTAACATAGAAGTTAATACCTCGTTGCAATCCATTAAAACAATGTCGTCTTTATTTTTAATAAAACGGTCTGAATTTACATAAACATCTTTTAATATATTAGTTCCGGCATAATCAAGATATTCAATTTCAGTACTTGTATTAATATCCATTGATAAACGTGTACGATCTAAACACGCTTTAATCACATCATAAATAGACATCGTTCCTGTAAATCTTAAACCGTTTGTTTGCACAAAAGATAAATCTTTCAATAAGCCTAAACCATCAACACTTTCAATATTAACAAGCCATTGGTCATTAACATAATTTTGTTGTATTCCATCGGGTTTAATGTAACCCTCAAATATAATTTGATTGTTTTTTAACAATTCAGTTTTATAGAAAAACTCACCATTTAATAAAAATTCATCAAAAGTAACTGTTTGGTTAGCCTCTAAAGAAATATTTAAACCAGTGCCTCGTATTGGTGCTAAAATACTATCTACAGCCGATTTTACAAGCGTAAAACTTCCAAATATTTCAGAAGATAAACCTAAATAATTTGTCTTATAAATATTTAAAGTATAATTATCAAAATACATGTAATAAATCAAATTTTGAAATGATGGCTCTACATCAGCAGTTGAAATTAATAAACTTGCATTTATATCAGGATAAATAGTAACTACAGAATCATCAGCATTAATTATTACTTCAATAGTAAAACCAACTATATTATAAGTGATTAAATCGTTATAATAATTGTCTCTTAAAAAGTTTAGCGTTATTAGCAAAGTATCATTAAAATCAACTCCAATAGGCATTTGATAGTCTAGTGTTGGCGTTGCTCCGTTTGGAATGAAATTAATTTTACAATCATTTGAACCATTAGAATAGTATAAATCAAAACCACCGATTTGAATTTCATATAAAAAACCATAACCGCTTGTAATTGGTTGGTCTATAAATTCTATAATTATTTTATTTGCCATAATTTTATAATCCTAATTGACCGCCTAAACGTCTATTTGCATTTAATGTATTACTCAAAACTCCGATTAATTTTTGACCTGCTATTTCAAAAACAACAGTGCCACCGTTATTGCCACCGCCTGAAAAACCGCTACTTGTGAAACTTTGATTATTTGCTCCCGAGCCCGAACTTGATGAAGCACCTCTGCCACCGCCTCCAACACTGCCACCTATGCTACTAGATTTTGAACTAAAGAACGAACCTAAAGCAATTAAAGCAACACCCGCTCCAATTGCAACGGCTGGATTAAGTGATTTTAAAGCTGTTTTAATAGCTAAAAGTCCAACACCAACTTGTATAGCCATTTTTCCCATATCGGTTAATAAACCTCCTAGCGAACTCAACAAAGACCCTCCGATAGCTTTTAAGACGTTCCCTCCCGATGCTAAAGCGTTCCCTATTGCGCTTCCAATTCCTGCAAAGGCATCAGATATAGATCCTGATATTAAAGAACTTATATTTTCTCCAAATTCTTTAAAAACTAATTCTATTTCCTTTAATTTTGCCCTTGCTTTTGCAGCCGCATCATCAGGAACTATATTTAACTGCATAAATTCAGAAGTTAAATTTAAAGAAGACGGTAAAATAGCACCTTCAATTAAACTGTCTTTAAAATCAAATTTTACTTTTTTTACTTTTATTTTTTTATCTTTTTGCTCTTCTACCGTTAAAGGCGCAGCTGTTTCATTTAATTTATCTATTATATTACTATACTTTTCGTATGCTTTTGTTAAACTTGTAATGTTATTTCTTTCATCGTTTATGCTTTTTAAAATAGAAATTCTACCAGCTGCTTGTTTACGAATAATGTCTTCTGTTAATCCAAAAAGCCCCTCTTGTTTTTTTGCTACTCTTTCTCTTTTTTTCTGTATGTCGTCATCAAACTTTTCTAATTCTTTCGCAGCCTCTAAATATCTTCCGTTTGCTTTTAGTCTTTCAGCAAAAACATCGGCTGCTTTTTCGCCTAATTTTTCAGCTACTGCTCTTGCAATTAATGCTTTCGTAGCCTCTTGAGTTTCTTTGGTTAAATCGCCATACATAATTTTTTCAGCAGACAAATTACCATAATAAGCTGGGAACTGTTTTTGTAATTTATCAACTGCAATAAGTCTTTGCTGTTTTGCAATATTATCATTTTGAGCAACTGCAATTAATGAACGTAAGCTTTCAACTTCTTTACCTGCCATATCTGCTCCTTCTTCTCGTGCTTTTTTAAGCGATGCTCCAAACTCATTATACTTCCCAGTTAGTTTATCAATAACATCGCCAACACTTAACCCTGATTGACTTAATAAAGTTAATCCCGTTGTAAGTAATGAAACTCCTAACAAAATACCCCCAGAACCCATTAACGAACCCGCTAAAGCTTTTAACGCTCCACCTGTTGAACCTGTTGAATTTTTTAAGTGTGCAAAAGCTTCTGTAGTTGCAGTAATGTTATTACCTATACCTATTATACCATAAGGCGCATCTTGTGCAATACGTGAAAACTGCATTAAAGCATTGCCACCGTTTGCAACCTTTGGCGCCATTGCGGTAAACGAACCTCCCGTATCTTTTACGGTAGTTTTTAAACTATTTAAAGAAGCCTTAGCATCTTTAATTTGCGCATTGATTTGAGTTGTATCTAATCCAACTTTTAACTGTTCTAGTTTTACCTTTGATAGTTCTTTTATGTCAAATTCAACCTCTTTAATTTTTTTATCAAAGTCGGTTTTATCTGCTCCAATCTCAACTGTTAATTTACCTCCTGCCATTTTTTATACTCTTTAATAAACATTTCTTTTTGATAGTCAGATATACCACCGCTTTGTTTTTTGTCTTTATCTAATGCTAAAAAAGCCTCTTTTCTTTTTACCATCTTTTTAGGGTCTTGATGTGGTGCAATATAAGTAGTCCACATAACCTCCCTTAACTTTTGCCAATCATACAAATCTTGTCTTTTATACGCAAAAAGCCTGATTTGAAATTCTGCCCACGTCATGCCGTACACGAAATCCAAATCAGGACATTTAAGTTCACCAAGAGCAAAAGAAATTACATCTTCGCTCCAGTTTATTTTTTCATTACTTTTTTTTTAGATGTGTCTTCAGGTACATCTTTAGTTAATGATTGTGTGAAAGCCTTGAAAAACTCTGAAACTACTTCGCCATCCATTCCAACCTCATCAATCCAATCTGAAACATCAAAAGCATCAAATAAAGGGTTTTCATTTTTACGCTTAAAACCAAATGCACAACTATGAAACATAATTAATGGAATCCACTTAAATGGGTTTTCAGCTAGTTTAGCGTCAATTTCATTCATTGCTATATTTTCAGTTTCTAATAAGTTTCCTAAAAAACCTAAACCGAAATAGAAAGTTCTAACTTCATTACCAATATTTAAATTTATTGATTTCATTAAACGTTTGGATCAGTTAGTAAAACAGCACCGTCACCATCTAAAGTAAGTGAGAAAGTTGTAACCTCGTCACCACTTCCAAAAGTAGCTGATAAATCAGTAATGTAAGCATCACCAAAATATTTAACAGATGTTGCATTATCAATATCAGTATCAATTTTCCATTGTACTAATGTTTTGGCTTGTTGTAACAAAAACAATGCATCATGTGATTGTTTTGCAGTATCGCCTCCAGCAGTAGTTGTGTCGATATATTCACCTTCAGCATCTACTGAATAGCTAAATGTACCCGGTGTTTTCTTAACTACACCCGGAAAGCATTTTGTTTGACTTTCAATCATTGCAACGGTAGTATTCAAACCGTTTGAAGTTAAACACGCTACAGGCTTCCAAGCTGCCGTATCGTAAATGTACAAAATACCTTTTTCACCTCTTATACTCATTTTTTCTATTTTTTATGATTAATTTATTTATTTTCAAAGATATAAAAATTATTTATAATAATTCTAAATAATTACTTTATTTATTCAAGTGTTAAAATAACTCTTATAAAATTTCGATAAACCGTTTGCGTTTCAGTACTACTATCTAAATTTGATGGATATTCATTTTTTTGCGTTAATACATTAAATCCCGTTACTTGTAAATTAAGTATTAAATTTTTAATAGTTTCTTCCATATCATCATTTGCCAATCTACTACCTACATTTCCTGCACCGTTGTAAATACAAACTAAATCCAAAAGAGTTGCAACCTGCCATCTGTGAGCGCATTTATTTGGGTTCAAATCTTCTTTATCTTGTGTCGATATAATAACGTATTGCGTTGGATTTAAATTGCCAGTCACTTGTGTATCAAAACAAGGATAAGTTGCATTAACAGCATCGTAAATAGCTTTACGAATGTATTTATTTGGATTTACCATATTTGTCTAATACTTTTTTTAATTTTGTTAAATATTCTTCTCGACCTCTAATTAATGCAGGATAAAGAAAAGGTCTTGCTCTTAAATT